TTCTTTCTATTCAGAAAATGAATGGAGAACTTATTTTTAAAGGAATTGCTGCAGAAACAGTAACAGAAAATATTTTTTATTGTGCCGATTCAGATTCAGTTTTTATCTCAAAAGATGGATCATATGACTCCCCAGTTACAGGAAAGCCTGCAACATTAATCGGATGGGTAGAGTCAAATGATGTTAACAAAGCAAAAGAAATAGATAGCATTCTTGATTCGTTTAAGAAATCAAGATTTACGTTGCCTGATACACAAACAATTGCAAAACAGGCAAACGCAGAAGGAGGTAATGAAGTGTCAGAAAACACAGAGACAGTAGTAGCAGAAGAAACTCCTGCTGCTGTAGATGAGACAACAGTAGCTGCACCTGCAGAGGATGTAGCACCTGTTGAGACAACTGTTGCTGATGAAGCACCAGCTGTTGACGCTTCTGCTGAAGTTCTGGAAAAAGCAGCCGACGTATCAGAAGTTGAGGTTGATGAACCTGATTTTGCAAAGATGCTCGGTGATCTTAAGGGATTCTTCTCAGACACACTTGCAAAAGCATCTGAGGCAAACGCAGCTCAAGTTTCTACAATTAAAGAAACTGTTGAGACATTCAGCAAGAGCGTAGATACTCGAATTTCAGAATTAGCAGAACAACACGCAGCCCTTTCAAAGGCTGTCGAAGACATCAAGAGCACGATTGATGGTGTAGAAAAGCGTGTCGATGCAGTAGAATCAGAGACTGCAATTAAGAAGTCCTCAGACCTTGGCGGGTCTCAGGAAGTAACAATCAAAAAATCAAAATGGAACGGTTCTTTCCTCGGTTCCGTACAGGAAATTTTTAACTAAACTAAGGTAGGTGAAATAAAATAATGAGCAATGAAACATTAGAAAAGACAGTCGCCGCTGGTACTACACAAACTACTACTATGGTAGGCGATGCTTTCAGTGACACTGGTATCCATCGTGGAAACGAAGGAAAAGGTGGTCTACTAAATCCAGAGCAATCATCACGATTCTTGGATTACATGTTCGACGCAACCGTTATTGGTAAAGTGGCTCGTACTGTTCGCATGAGAGCAGACACCACTGAAATTGACCGTATCGGTGTAGGAGAGCGCTTAATGACAGTTGCAGCACAAGCAGATGATACATCATCAAATGCAGCAGTAACTTTCTCAAAGATTTCTCTAACAACAAAGAAGCTTCGCTTGGATTGGGAGCTTTCAACTGAGTCTCTAGAAGACAACATCGAGGGTGCAGATCTAGAAGATCATATTGCACGTTTGATGGCAACACAGGCTGGTAACGATATTGAGGACGTAGTCCTTAACGGTACAGGCACAGGATCAGGCTTAATGTCTGCATTCCAAGGTGTTGTTGCAAAGTCTAAGGCTACAGCACGTGTTATCGACAACGGTGTAGCAGCAGGTATTTCCCGTGCTACATTCAACGCAGCACTAAAGGCTATGCCACGTAAGTACAAGCAACGTCGTACAGACCTTCGCTTCTTGTCAGGTTCAAACTTGATTCAAGATTACTTATACAATACATCTGGAAATATCCAGAACGTAAACCCACAGGATATTGCTTCAAGCATCATCCGTGGAGACGTAGCTCCAGTTTCAGGTCCAGCAGGATACGTAGCACCATACGCATTTGGTATTCCAATTGTTGAGGTTCCGCTACTTAATGAAACACAAAACGGAGATTACACAGGCGCATCAGGATCACACGGTGACGTTCACTTGACATTCCCAAATAACGTAGTTATTGGTATCAAGCGTGACGTAACTGTATACCGATTCTTCTGGCCACGTAAGGACTCAATTGAGTACACAATGTATACTCGTGTTGGCGTCCAGATCGAGCAACCAGATGCTTGGGTAGTTGTAAAGAACGTTAAGGTCGCTTCCTAATTTAAGGATTTAGATCTGCAATTAAAAGTCCCCCCAGTAACCCTGGGGGGCTTTTCATTTTAATTTCTTAATGCTATAATTGATTTACACGGAACTAGGAGAATAAATGTCATTTGAGACACTGAAGGTATCTGACCTTAAAAAGATAGCCGAAGATTTTGGGGTCGACATAGATAGTTTAAAGAATAAAACAGATATTATTGCAGCACTCTCAGAAGAGGGAGTCACTTGGGCGGTTTATCAAAAAACCGTAGCTATACTAGAAGAAGAGACAGAAGACATGGCAGACTTAACAGTCGTAAAGAACGAAAAGAAAGAGCAGTCAGAAGAGGATGTCCTTGTTAAGATGGAAAGAGATAACTTCCATTATGACATTTTAGGATTTAGTTTTACAAAAGAACATCCATTCGTTGCAATGAGTAAAGACAAAGCTCAACAAATTTTTGACAAGGAGGACGGGTTTAGATTAGCTACTCCTACAGAAGTACAGGATTACTACCACTAATCTTCCCCGCAATAAATGGAACTATACATAGGGTCTACTAACCCAGTAAAGCACAAAATCTTTTGGAGAGGTGAGCCAACAGATGCTGATGCTCTTCCAGTAGTAACCGTTTATGATGTTAGCCAGGATCCATTAAGTCCAGTTAACCCCTCAACAATACTATACACACTTACTGCAGAAAGACTTGAAACAGAAATCGGTGTATACCAAGTAGCTCTCCCAGTAAATGCAACTTTCAAGTCAAGAGACCTAAAGTTGACATGGAGCTATTCAGTAGCTGGATCTGCTCAAACAAGATCTCATAAACTTTATGTTGTTCAGCCATACGTTGACTTAGCTCAAGCATATGGCTCTTTGGATTTTGGAAACGACCCATCAGATCCTAATTACAAAAACTATGAGCAAATCACAGAGGCGGAAAGATATGCACGTAAGGTTATAGAAAACTATACAGGGCAAAAATTTGCTTTATCTAATGAAGTATATTCTCTATACGGATCTGACTCAGACACACTGGCTTTACCAGCAAAAATTAATACATTACATCAGCTATACGAAAACGACGTCTTGCTTATAGACAATATTAACAATATTGACAACTGGAATTATCAATTGGATATAACAGAAAGCGGATTTGGTATTCGTGTAAATAGAGCAGCCATGATGGACAACACAGTATATACCGCAAATGGCATGGTTCCTCCGTCAATTCACGACTCATCAGGAACATTTAATCTAGGATATAGATATAAAGTATATGGATCATTTGGATATACAGATATTCCAGATGAAGTAGAATCAGCAACTATAGAGCTAATGCAAGACTTTTTCTCTAAAGATAATCTATGGCGTAAGAAATATGTAAATAAAATCTCTACATTTGACTGGGATTTTGAATACGGAAGTGGAGCAACTTCTGGAACAGGAAATCTGTATGCAGACCAACTGCTTTCAGACTATGTCCTTTCTAAAGTTTTATTGATCTGATGCAAGGAATTATCGAATCAGTATTATCCATGAGAATGGATGTATACCGTCAAACCGATGAGCAGGATCCTGATACTGGTGCCATAAAGAAAGCCTGGATATATCAGAGAACTATAGATTGCCATGCTAAGGGAGTCATTAGTAATTCTGCAACAACTAGATCTAGTGATAAGCAAGTTTTTGATAATCGATATAAGAATGATCAACAGATTCAAGTAAGAACAATTGATAGATTGACCTCAAGAGAAAAAATTACAAATATAAGAGATCAACACGATGTTCCAATTTGGACCGAAATTAATTTTCCTACAGAAACCCCAACCGTATTTGAAGTTGTTGGAGTCACTCCCATAACAGATCCATTTGGAAGAACTATTGGATACAACTCAGCAATGCGTAGATCGGAGAATCAACAAATTGGACAATAGCGCTATGTTGGTTCAGGCTGCCAGTGGTTTAGAAAGACTAATGGCTGGCACTAAGGGTGATTTAATGAAAGATAGTACAGTAGCTCAAATATCTGCATATGTATATTACAACGCTCAAGTTATTTCTAAATTGACAACAAATAAAGATTTCCAGTCTAAATTCTCTAAAACAATATTCACGCAGATAGATAAAGACTTTGGTGAGTATATAGACTCATTAGCAAGAAGCCGTCCTAAATCTTTACACCATGTGTATGAGTGGGGAAGAGCTGGAGATAAAACAGCCAGACTATTTGATCTAAACCTAGGATCCCAAGATGGGCTATCATTTAAAGTTTCATATTCATTTAAGCCTTCTACATCATTTGTCCCAGCATCATCTAAATTTAGAAGAAGACACGTATTTACTAATAAGGCTAGTATTATGGAAGAAGGCAAATCTTTAGTAATTTCTCCAAAGCATTCAGAAAGACTAGTGTTTGAAGCAGACGGACAGACAGTATTTATGCCAATTGGAAAATCAGTTAGCGTTAAACGTCCAGGCGGAACAGCATCAAGAAATCAATTCACATTGGCACATGGAAGATTCTTCAGTGGTCAATTAGTAAATAGCTCAATTAAAAAGTCTGGATTCCAGCAGCTATTTAATATATCAATGGCAAAGGCTCTTAAATTGCCAGTTAGTATTAAAAAGGTTCAGTATAGTTTTAGCCCAAATACAATTAGAGGTCAAGCAGATGCATCTCTAGCAGCAGCATTCGGAGGTGTTCTATGACAGCAAATTACAAGCTAGACGCTATGATCGAGCTTAGAAAATTTTTATGGAATGAATTAAAGACAAAAAATATATTTGACGATGAGGATTATTGGAGCGATAACCTAGACGAAAATATTATTCCAATTGTTCCAGTTCAGCAGACTGCCGAAATGAACCAGTTCTTGAGCGGGAAGAAACATCTAGTCTACGATAAGATAGGAATGTCCTATGAGGATAACTGGGCTATATGCTGTGAGCAAATCCTATTTACAATATATTCAACAGATTTCTCTGAAATCAATGAAATTAGAAATTTTATGACAGACCTATTTAGACGTATGGATGAATCAGCCAGAGACGTAAATTATTGGTCTGGACTATCCAATAAGTTCAAGTTCCATTCTATCTTTATAGCCGATATATCTCCAACTACCCCCTCAGAGGAGCTTCAGGGATTTTTCGCTGCAGACGTAATATTGGAAATAAAATATTCCAGAATCATGGACCAAGTAGGCAGGTTCCTATAGATTGCTTTATGCCTCAATATGCCGTATCATAGGGTATGAGGAAAGAAGCCTAGCCAGCTTTGGTTTTAAAAAATATATATATATAGTTTAAAACACAGGAGGTAACAAATACTATGGCACAATCCGTAGGTAATGCTAAAAACATTCTCGTTGGTGCATCTCCGCTATTTTTGTCAACAATTGACGTAAATGACGCAGATTACATTGCAAACGCAGAGCCAGGTGCTGGAATTGCAGCAGGTGCAGGAAACGTTTCTGTACCAGCTTTCGCAACAGGTGTATCATACACAAGCACACTAAATGCTGTTGATCAGGTAGCAGGTAAGTTTGGATATCGTAACGTTGGTTTTACTAACAACGGTCTTCAAATTACTTACAACCCAACATACGATTCAGTAACTGTAGATCAGTTGCTTGATACAGCTAAGCTGTTCAAGTCTGCGATGGAAGTTATGATCGCAACAGAAATGTCAGAAGGTACTCTAGAGAATATCGTAGCGGTATTCGGACAGAATGCATCTTCTCTTTCAACAACAGGAACAGGAGCATCAAAGGTTGATACTCTAGGTCTTGAAGCAGGTTCTCTAGGTGCCGCTCCAACAGAGCGTCAACTAATTGCAGTTGGACAAGCTCCAACAGCATCAGCAACAGCAACAGAGCGTGTATATTATGCACGTCGAGTATTGTCTGTACAACAGTCACAATTCTCACTTGCTCGTACAACTCCAACCACATTCCCAGTGACATTCCGTCTTCTACCAGATGCTAACTACTCTGGCTCAGAATACGGCAAGATCATTGACCGTGTGTTGACAGTCTAATAATTTAATAAATTATACAGGGGCCCTCGATTTTTCGAGGGCTTTCTGCTTGTGTTAGTACCATCTATTTGTTATAATAATTAAGACTATCCAAGGAGGATAAATTGGCAACTACCGTATACAACGTAGAAGAAATACAGCTACAAAATGGGCAATCTATAAAGCTCAAACCATTATCAATTAAAGAGCTCCGTAAATTCATGGAGGCTATTCAGAAGACTAGCGAAGTAACAAATGAAAATGAGACTCTAACAATTCTTATTGACGCTTGTGCCATCGCTTTGGAAAAACAACTACCAGATTTGGTAAAAGATAGAGAAGCACTAGAGGACGCTTTGGATGTTCCTACAATGAACCGCATTCTTGAAGTTTGCGGAGGAATTAAACTTGACGACCCAAACCTACTAGCGGCAGCGGTTCTGGCTGGACAGAACTAGACTTAGCCGCATTAGAAGGAGAGCTTTTTCTTTTAGGACATTGGAAGAATTATAATGAACTTGAAGAAAATCTATCAATGCCAGAACTTATAAATACTTTAGATGCTTTAAAAAAGAAGGAACACGAAGAAAGAAAATTTCAAGCATCATTAAAGGGAGTAGATATAGGTGATTATAAAACTGAAGAAAGAAGTGACAAGTTAGAAGAGATGAAGTTAAAAGCTGCTGGTATAAACGCTAAGGCTAACGACGTCTTATCTCTCCAAGGAAACTTTGCTGCTGAGGCAGGATTTGGAATTGGAGCAGGACTTGGATACTCTGAGGAATAATAAAAAGATAAATGGCTGACGAGACAATCAGTACCCGCATAGTCGCTAATGCCGACTTCTCATCCCTTATTGCAGATGTGCATAAGGTTACAGCCAGCTTATCAAAATTACAGGAACAACTTGCTAACTCTAATAAAATGTTGGCAAACAATGTTGCCGTAATTAATAGAAATTTCTCAGATACCCTAAGAAGTACTGGTCAGTTCTCCACACACTTTGTAAGCCTTACATCAGATGTAGAAAAGTTTGGAAAGAATCTTGATGGCGGAAAACTAAAACTAAATCAGTATTTCAATACATTTAGAGATCACACAAGAACATCTGGTGGATTAATCAGAGACTTGGCCAAGCAGCAAGTTGCTATGCAAAATGCTGTGCTACAGCCACTAGGCAGAAACTCTCAAGGATTAATGCAATTTAATGTGCATGTTCCTAGAGGCTTAGATGCTGTAAAGAATAAAACTGCAATAGCTAGACAAGAGTTGCAGATTATGAATAAAGTAATTCAAGATGGTGCTGGACAACTTATTAACTGGGGTAAAAATACTCAATGGGCAGGTCGCCAGCTAACAGTAGGTTTAACAGTACCACTTGCAGCATTTGGTAAAGCAGCAGCAGATGCATTTAGAGTGGCAGATCAAGAGTTAACTCGTTTAACTAAGGTTTACGGAGATATTGCTGGAACATCTGTTGAAGAACTAGGAAGAGTCCGTAAAGAAGTAATTGAAACATCAAAAGAATTGTCTGCTGCATACGGAACAAACTTTACAGAAACTATTTCTTTAGCTGCTGATATTGCAGCTACTGGAAAGCAAGGTCAAGAACTTCTAGATTCAGTAAAAGAAACAAGCAGACTTGCAGTTCTCGGTGAAGTAGATCGTCAAGAAGCAATGAAAGCAACTCTAGCAATTCAATCTGCATTTAAACAAAATACAGATGAACTTGCAGACTCGATTAACTTCTTAAACGCAGTTGAAAACCAGACATCAACAACTCTAAATGACTTAGTAGAAGCAATTCCAAAAGCTGGTCCAGTAATTCAAGGTTTGGGAGGAAGCGTACAGGACCTTGCATTATATCTAACTGCCATGCGTGAAGGTGGAATTAATGCTTCTGAAGGAGCAAACGCTTTAAAGTCCGCTCTAGCATCATTGATTAACCCAACAGACAAAGCGGTAGAAAAGTTCCAAGGATTTGGTATAGACCTATTAAAAATAGTAAATAGTAATGCTGGAAATGTAACTGCAACACTTATGGATCTTCAGGCTGCCTTAGACAGATTAGACCCACTACAAAAGCAACAGGCAATTGAACAGTTATTTGGAAAGTTCCAGTTCTCAAGACTTAATGCTTTGTTTGAAAACTTAGGTCGTCAAGGAAGCCAAACTTTACAGGTATTAGATTTAATGAAAGCAAGCGCTGCTGACTTAGAATCAGTGGCATCACGAGAATTAACTGCAGTCACAGAGTCTGCATCTGGTAAATACAGACGAGCTTTGGAAAGCCTAAAGGCTGATTTAGCAGGACTTGGCGATGCATTTTTAACAATTAACACACAAATTATTAGTATTGTAGATAAAGCGCTAGAGTTTTTCAGTTCTTTACCTAAACCAATTAAACAAGCGTTAACATTTATTGGAGCATTAACAGCAGTAGCAGGACCACTTATCATGCTTACTGGTGTTCTTGCAAACTTCTTCGGATATATTCTTAAGGGAATAGGCCACATGAAGGCATTCTTTAAGGGTGGAGAAGGATGGAAATATTTAACCCCAGAAATGATGGCTGCAGAAAAAGCAGGAAAGCTTGTAGAACAAACATTCTATAGCGATGCAAAAGCAGCATCAATTCTACAACTAGCACTAAAGAATTTAATTGATGAATTTAGCATCTTGGAAACAAAAGCTAGAAGTGGTGCAATTTCAGTAAATCCAGCAGTAAGCACAATGGCTGGAAATCTTGTAGCAAGAGCTGGCGGTCCAAGAATTGTAGACCCTAATAATCCTCTAGTAGGAGCAATGGGAACAAGAGCATCCACACATATGGTTGCAAGAGCAAGCCTAACAGAAGAACAAAGAATGCAACAGACCATCTTTGGACTTGTTCCAGGATCAATTCCTCTAAATCAAAAAATTGGTGAAGCCCCACAAATTTACATGCAAGATCGTTTGCCAAATGTTCCAGGATTAACAAGCGTAGGTGGAGCATCTACTGGTGTTGTAGCTAGCGAAGCAGCAAGATGGCACTCTATGACAGCAACATTGGCAATGCAGTCAAAGGCTGAAATTGAAGCCCTAAAGAAACAAATGGTTGCTACAGGTGTATTAAGCAAAGACTTTATGAATCAGTTCGACGATATGCTTCCAATTATTTCTAAGATTACAGATAGCGCTGCTAGAGAA